CTACTTTGATACTAATTGCTGTAATTTATCGGCAACCTCATTACGCCGATTAGGATAGAGATGGCCGTAAATATTATTGACCATATCAACAGTGTCTCCAATCCGTTCCGCAATTAAGAGTGGGGAGAAGCCCATATCAATGAGTAATGAAACATGGCTATGGCGCAAATCGTGTATGCGAATGCGCCTTATTCCTGCTGCGCTGCTGTATTTTTTCATAGCTGTGATTAGTTTGCTCTGAGTGGTCTTGAAAAGCCGTTCCCCTGTTTCTATTCCATAAATACGCCCAGCATAGTCTGACAAGCAATCTACCAGGAACGGCGGTATGGTGATATCACGCACACTGTTAGCTGTTTTAGGTGTGGTGATTACATCCTGACGGTTAACCCGGTGATATGTTTTGGATATATGGATAATCCCAGCATTCAGCTCCACGTCTTCAAGATTTAGGGCAAACATTTCACCACAACGCATACCTGTATAATATAAGGTCTTGAATGCGGCATAGAGATGGGGACTTTTAATCTGGCCAATAAACAGGTTAAACTCGTCCAGCGTCCAGAAGTCCATTCTGCTGGCCCTGGCCTTTCCAATAGGACCAGCGATGCCACACGGGTTCCGCGGGAGTCCGTAGTACCGTACTGCAAAGTTTAATACAGCATTGAGTTGGTTATATATCTGGCGCTGGTAAGTGTCTTTTAAGGTGCTGGATAGTATTTTAGCCTGCCATTGCCGTATATCAGCGGGGGTAATTTCATTGAGGGGCTTATCTTTAAAGTAGGGGACTATGTGACGCTCGCAGGGCCCCTTTTTATTACGAATGGTAGACTGTTTAAGTCTGTGCTTTATGTCCTCTGTATAAAGGTCATAGAGTGCCTGGAAGGTCATATCTGGACTCCCTGCGTGTTTTGACAGAAAGTCCCTCTCCCAATCCTTGGCATCCCCCTTTTTGGTAAAGCCTCGTTTCAGCTTCTGGCGGCGCTGGCCTGTCCAGTCTTTGTAGTAGAATTTGCAGTAATAGGTTTTTTGTTTTTCATCGTAATATGACGGCATTATATCATTCCTTTCCGGGAGTTGCGACGTCGCAACTGATTTTTGGGTATAAAAAACACGCCCCTTGCCAGGACGCTCCAGGAATGATATAATCCAAGTGTCTATGTTTGGATTATCTTTCTGGGGTAGCCCGGTAAGAGAAATCTATGTGAGAGGCGGTTCGTATTCCAGTACGAGCCGCTTTTTGCTATCTAAGAAAACTGTTTTCGCCATTTGGGATTATATATTCATATACGAGCAAATAAGGCTCAAACTGGATTATATAATCGCCGACAGTTGTACTTTGGCCATATTTCTGCCTATAAAACTCCAAGGCCTCTTTTATGGTATCCTCTGATACATCAAGGTACTCTGATATCTCATAAGTATTTGTACAGCGTGCTTTGCAAGCGTTCACGATATCCATTAGTGGAAATCGGATTTCATAAGCCATTAAACGAGCCAAGCGCTCCTGACGGCGGTTCGCGGGTTTTGTTTGGTCGCTTATATCACCAACGGTTATCTTTCCATGTGCTATTTCTTCGGCCAAAGCATCGGCCTTTTTCTTTAGTGTTGGTATATCTTGGCGGATAGCGATGCGATGTCCTCTACAGCGTCCATCTCCAGATTTTAAGGGAAGTTCCTTTACTATAAATCCATCATAAGTAGCCCCATCAATCAATGTCTCGTAGTAGTTCAAGAGTCAACACCCCTTATTTATCCCATAAGTCATCATTATCCATTAGGTCATCATCGTGTTTGCGCATTTCATCGGTTACTTCTATATCGGTACGTTCGTGCGCGGCCTGAGGCTCCAGATAGGCCTTACTCGAAAGACGTGTTACTTTTTTCTTTCCTCCAATTAAACGAGAATGTTTCATTATTTCATGGAGTTTGAAATCAACAAAAGATTTGGTGGCAGAGGAAAGCTCATTAATATCTTTGTCATCAATTTCATACTCATGGCCCTCATATCGTAAGATTGTATAGAAATCCTCTTCTTCATAAATAATCTCATAGCCCATAAGTCGGAGCTGCATTTCAAGAAAATAATTGAAGGAGTCCTCTTTTGTAAAGGAAGTTTGCTCTTCCCAACCCATGAGATAAGCAGGCGTTGTACCAAGAGCTTTGGCTAAGGGCTCCAAGGTAGATGTGGGAAAGTTTTCTATGTCGTTGCTTTCATATCTATAAACCGTAGCCCGATTCTTATTTAGTTTACTAGCCAAATCATCGACAGATAGCCCTAACTCTAGTCTACGCTGCTTTATGCGATCTCCTACTGTCATAATTTCCACCGCCTCATATATGATACGACAATATTAACATATAAATCGCATATTTGCAACACATAAAAACGAAAAAACAAAAAATAATCGCACAATATGCGAATATGGTGTTGACTTCAGGAGAATACTGTGTTAGCATAAAGAAAATCGCATGATATGCGACAAAGAAAGGAGGGGTGATAGAGTGGTTAATATTAATAAGCTCAAGGGGAAAGTCGTAGAGAATGGAGTAACCCTTGAACGATTAGCTGCAGAAATAGGCATGGATCGCGCTACTATGTACAGAAAAATAAAAGCAGGAGGGGAGAATTTTTCTATTAAGGAAGCAGATTTAATTGTAAAGTCGTTAAGACTGAATAAAGAGGAGGCTGTAAATATTTTTTTTAGCCAATATGTCGCATGATAAGCGACAACTCAACAACATAAGGAGGATACATAAAATGAAAGAGATTACGGTAGCAGGAAAACAGAAGTTCATGGGATTGGATATTCCGGTAGTGCTCGGAGGATTTGGAGATGGAAAGAAGTGCATTTCGGATAAAACCGCCGCTGAGATACATGGGATAACCAGTAGCGACGTAAGAAAGGCAGTGGGGAGGAACACATCCAGATTTAAAGAGGGGATTGATTTAATGGACTTAAAAAGCCCGTCACCATATGACGACCTCTTGATTTCGCTAGGATATAGTAAGCAGCAGATAATTCAGGCCGAACACATCTACATATTATCAGAACGTGGTTATGCGAAGCTGATTAAGATAATGGATACGGACCTTGCTTGGGAAGTTCACGATAAACTGATGGATGAGTATTTCGAGCTCCGGGACGAAAAAGTAAAGATGGATAACCTGTCTCCAGAGCTCCGCCTTCTTATTAACATGGAAATGGAACAGAAGCGACAGGCGGCAGTATTGGCAGAAGTTAAGGAAGCCAACCGGAAAAATGCTGACCGGATAGAAAGCATCCGGGACGTAGTATCACTGGACACCACATCGTGGCGGGATGATACACGGAACTTAATCAATAAGATAGCTCAGGAGTTGGGTGGCGGGACAGCCTTTCAGCAGGTACGGGCAGAAAGTTACGAGCTCTTGGAAAAGCGAATGGGCGTAAGCCTGAAACAGCGTCTTACCAATAAACGCAGACGAATGGCGGACGAGGGCGTGTGTAAATCCAAGAGGGGCAAGTTATCACAGGTGGATATCATAGCGGAGGATAAGAAACTGATTGAGGGTTATACCGCCATCGTAAAAGAAATGGCCATCAAATACGGGGTAGCGTAGAAGGGAGGAAAATCCATGGCAGATCCATTAATGACAGCCGATGATGTCGCCAACGTCTTGTCATACTCCAGGAGCCATGCATACAAGGTCATCGGGAAACTAAATCAGGAGCTTAAAGAAAAAGGATTTTTAACCCGTCCCGGCATGGTGTCAAGGAAATATTTTGAGGAGCGGACGGGCTTAGAGATACCGCAGGAAGGAGGACAAGCCAATGACAAAAGTAACTGAGTTAGCCATCCGCGCCAAAGCAGCGGTCCAGTATCCTGGCTGGCGTGTGGATTTTGTAGGACCGGCCACCATAGTGCTGACCCATGTTATGGGCAGGCAGCGGGTAATTGAGGTGCGGCGCCGCAGGAGACGCCGGGACGGCCCAATTATGAGGGCAGCTAAGTGGATTGTGCCGGCGGTCATCCTGATGGGCGGGATGGTGGTGGCAACTGGGTGGATTATGGCGCTGTCCATGGGTGTAAGACTATGAGAGGAGAATATGATGAAAACATATAAAGTGTTTTTAACAAGGAGTAGGGAAGTGTCCAGCCTTCTGGCAGATGCTCTTTGGGAACAGTATAAGCATAATGAAGAATGTTCAAGCGGCTTTGGCTGTGCCGACGATGATGACAAGATTCCTAAATTGTATCACGACTGTGGTTATTTCTACGCGATGGTTGGGTACAAGAGCGAGCAACCAAAGTATGAGCTGATATTTGCATAGAAGGGAGATGAGGAGAAATGTTTGGAAGCATAAAGAGCATTGCGGAGCTGGCGGTCAGGGATTGGTGCCGTTCTATCGGGCTGGACATGCGGTATATCAAGTTGGGCATGGATGGCAACGAGGCCATGATAGAGGACGATATCGGTAACACACTGAGGCTGGTATATGACAAAGAGTAGGAGGGTGTTAGGACAATGAAAAAGAAGGATGACTTAGAGGCCATTGTGGACCTGCTACATGAATGGTGTGCGGAATATGGAGAAGAATATGCTTCCGCCTGCATTATTAACGGTATAGGACGCGCAATCAATGACCCCGCTTTACCTGCTGATGCATGGGTTAATGTTTTGAAAGATTATAAAGAGATGGACCCCAGCGGCGGCAACCGCAAGAGGCCCATGGACAAATAGTTTAGCACACCCTTAGTATAAGGGATTATGGCGGAAAAATCAAGGAGGATTAAGACTATGACTATGACAGTAGTATTTGAAGATTATGAGGACATGATGAACTTTGCAAAAAAGGTGATGGGACAGGCTGTTTCCAGCGACAACGCATCCCAGAGGCCCACGGCGGAGAGCATACTGGGGATTACCCCGGAAACCTTTACGACGGCATCCAGCCTGCAGGTGCCTGTCACCCCGCCGGTCCAGCAACCTGCCCCTGTGGCTCCGCCGGTCCAGCAGCCTGCCCCCGCAGCCACAGTAACCCCTCCGGTTCAGCCTGTGGCCACTACCACGCCAAGCTACACGCTGGATGACCTGATGATGGCAGCCATTCCACTTATGGACTCAGGCAAGCAGCCGGAGCTGCTGCAGCTTATCCGGAGCTTCGGGGTGGAGGCGCTGCCGTTCCTGCAGCCGGAGCAGTATGGTGCGTTTGCAACCGCGCTCCGTGGACTGGGGGCACAGATATGATGGGGGGACACGCAGAAAGGGCCCACGCACTCCTAAGTGCTTCGGGCGCTTATCAGTGGATGGCCTGTACCCCCAGCGCCAGGCTCCAAGAGCAGTTCCCGGACAATCCCTCCGGGACTGCAGCGGAGGAGGGGACATTGGCCCATGAGCTGGCGGAACTTAAAGTGAGAAATTACTTCTACTCAGTTGATTTTGGGAAACGGAAGCTGACGGCGGCTGTCAACAAGCTGAAGAAAGAAGAACTGTGGGATGACGAGATGACAGGCTATACGGATGATTACCTGGACTATATCAAGGCTGTGGCCATGAAGTATCCTTCCAGCCCTTATGTGGCGATTGAAAAACGGGTGGATCTAAGTACATACGTACCGGAGGGATTTGGGACGGCGGACTGCATCCTGATAGGGGGCGATGTATTACATGTCATTGACTTCAAGTATGGCAAGAGCCCGGACGGACGCGTGACGGCCGAATGGAACCCGCAGATGCTGCTGTATGCCCTGGGTGCATATGAGATGTATAGAATCCTTTATACGTTTAAGACAGTGAGGCTGTCCATCGTGCAGCCACGGCTTTCGGACGGCATATCTGAATGGGAGTGTACCCTGGATGAGATGCTGCAGTTCGGGGAATTCGTCAAGGAACGGGCAGCACTGGCCATTAAGGGTGAAGGTGAATTCGCACCCGCCCCAAAGACATGCAGGTACTGCAGGGCCAGAGGAAGATGCAAGGCCCGTGCGGAGAAGAACGTGGAACTGGCCTTTCTGGTGGGGACAGACCCAAAACTCCTCACAAATGAAGAACTGGGCCAGTACCTTATGAAAGGTAAGGACATTGCCAAATGGTACAGTGATGCCCAGGATGTTGCCCTGGCGGACTGCCTGGCCGGGAAGGAAGTGCCCGGTTGGAAGGCTGTGGAGGGACGCGGCTCCAGGGACTGGACCGACATGGATAAGGCATTCAGTACGCTTACATCGAATGGCATATCAGACACTATCCTGTGGGAGCGTAAGCCACTTTCGCTGGCCCAGGTCGAGAAGGTGGTAGGTAAGAAGGACTTCCAGGAACTTGTGGGTGGATTGGTCGTCAAGAACCCAGGGAAGCCGGCATTAGTAGAAGAAACAGATAAACGGCCAGCAATCACTAATAAAGTGAGCGCCGCGGAGGCGTTCAGGGAGGAGGGCTAATTGTGGATGAGGTTAAGACAAGCCCGCCCCGCAGCCGTACACTGGGCGAGCTCAGAAGATTTGAATTAAAAACGGATGACCCTCGAGACATTGAAGAACTTGACCGGGTCATCGAAGAAAGGAAACTTTCCAGAAGGGATTTGGGAGTCATACTTTTATATCTTGGCGTTCGACCTGGATTTGGTCCGGAATGTTTTGGTATATGGAAGCATAATAGCCCAGGACATCCTTGATGTGTTCGGTTGGGATATTCTTATATATCGCTACCACTACCCTGGGTGAGACTGTCCATACATACAGAACACAATGTCTGCGGCCCGTACCAGAAACCTCAAATTCGTAGTTTCCAAATTTCCTGTGGATGCAGTCCTCACCATCAAACCCCCGGATATCATACGGTTCGCCAAGGGTTTGTAGAAGCTTATCAATTTGTCTCATAAAAACGCCTCCTTTTCCTTGATTATAAACCAAGGGGACGGAGCCCACAATATAAAGATGAAAGGATATTTTATTATGAATGAATTAACAAACGTAACAACCGGGGAAGTAAGACTGTCTTATGTACACCTGTTCAAGCCCTATGCTTATCAGCCAGGGCAGGAGGAGAAATACCAGGTGACCGTACTGGTGCCGAAGACGGACACGGACACCATGGGGAGGATTAACGCGGCCATTGAGGCCGCGAAGCAGCGGGGTATCAGCGAAAAGTGGAACGGACAGTGCCCGCCAATTGTCCCAGTGCCGGTCTATGACGGGGATGGCGTGAGGCCATCCGATGGCGTGACCTTTGGGCCTGAGTGCAAGGGCCATTGGGTGTTCACGGCCAGTGCCAAGGCAGATTATCCGCCTGAGATAGTTGATAAGATGGGGAACCCCATTATCAACCAGTCAGAGGTATACAGCGGTATGTATGGGCGCGTGAATGTATCTTTCTATCCTTATGCCTTTGGCGGTAAGAAGGGGATTGGCTGCGGCCTGGGGCCGGTACAGAAGCTGAGAGACAGTGATTCCCTGGGAGGCAGCGCGCCAAGTGCCGCACAGGCTTTTGGGACACCAGTACCACAGGCAACCACGCCGCAGTATGGAGCAGCCATGCCGGCAACTCCAGGAGCCGCAGGTTATGCTCCGCAGTATGGAGCAGCCATGCCGGCAACTCCAGGAGCCGCAGGTTATGCTCCGCAGCCACAAACAGCTCCATGGGCGCAGGCGCCTGCTGCTGTCAACCCAATCACGGGGATGCCATATTGATGACTACAAGAGGGGCCCTGCGGCCCCTCAACCTGACAGGAGGTAAGACGGATGGCGAAACATCATCTCAGCATAGACATAGAGACACGCAGCAGCGTGGATATCAGCAAGGCCGGGGCTTACAAATACGCCCAGTCCCCGGATTTTAAAATCCTCCTGTTTGCGTACCAGTGGGACGACGGGCCGGTGGAGGTCATAGACCTTACGGCAGATGAATCATTCCCACCGGAGATATGGGAAGATGCCTTGAGGGACCCCAATGTAATTAAGCACGCTTATAACGCGGCGTTCGAATGGTACTGCCTGAACCGCGCCGGTTATGAGACACCGATCCAGCAGTGGCGCTGCACCATGGCCCACGGCCTGTACTGCGGATACACCGCCGGCCTGGATGCAACGGGAAGGGCCATCGGGCTGCCGCAGGACAAGCAGAAGCTTGCGGTCGGTAAGACACTGATACGGTATTTCTGTGTACCCTGCAAGCCAACAAGGACCAATGGGGGGCGGACATGGAACCAGCCGTGGCATGATGCAGACAAATGGGCTCTGTTCAAGGAATACTGCAAACAAGACGTAGTCACAGAACATGAGATACTGAAGCGGCTGGACCTGTTCCCGATGCCAGAGGAAGAGGAACGCCTGTGGCAGATGGATGTTCTCATGAATGCTTATGGTGTCCGGGTGGATACAGGGCTGATTGAGGGGGCGCTGTACATAGACGGCATCAGCACCCAGAAGCTGACGGACGAGGCCATCGGCCTGACCGGGCTGCAGAACCCGAACAGCCAGCAGCAGCTGGTACCTTGGCTCAACCGTCATTCTAAAGAGCATCCGGATGACCCTGACCTGCTGAATAACCTACAGAAGGCTACGGTGGAGGACCTGTTAAGGGATAAGGGGAATCTGCCGGAAGATGTCTGTCAGATGCTTGAAGTTCGGCAACAGCTGGGTAAGACCTCCATTAAGAAATATGTGGCCATGAACACGGCTCGCGGTGAGGGCGACAGAGTACGCGGATTAACACAATACTACGGGGCCAACCGTACCGGGAGATATGCCGGACGGCTGGTACAGTTGCAGAACCTTCCCAGAAATTATATCAAGACTTTGGACTATGCCCGGAAGCTGGTGAAGGCTAAGAACTATGACGGGATTAAGCTACTCTACGGAAACGTGCCAGACACGCTCTCTCAGCTTATCAGAACAGCCTTTATTCCGTCTGAAGGCCACAAGTTTGTGGTGGCTGATTTCAGCGCCATAGAGGCCCGCGTGATTGCCTGGCTGGCTGGGGAACAGTGGGTGAACGAGGTGTTTGCCACCCATGGAAAGATTTACGAGGCCACAGCTGCCCAGATGTTCGGAGTACCGGTGGAACGGATTGTGAAAGGAAACCCGGAATATGCTCTGAGACAGAAAGGAAAGGTGGCCACGCTGGCCCTGGGGTACCAGGGAGGCGCCAATTCTCTGATTGCCATGGGGGCCCTGAAACAGGGCCTTACCGAGGAGGAACTGCCGGACATTGTGCAGCGGTGGCGCCAGGCGAACCGGCAGATATGTGGCCTGTGGTATGCCGTGGAGAACGCGGCCCTCACCGTCATGGAGACGGCGCAGCCGCAGGGTATCAACGGACTTATATTCGCATTGGAGGGGGACCTCATTTACGGCCAGTCTTTCCTTACTGTGCGATTACCAAGTGGACGGAAGCTGTACTATTGCCGGCCATTTCTAAAGGAAAACCAATTCGAAAAAACTGCCATCCATTACCACACGGTGGGCCAGCAGACGCGGAAGTGGGGGGTCACATCGACCTATGGAGGCAAGATGACCGAGAACATCGTCCAGGCTATCGCCAGAGACTGCCTGGCCGTGACACTGGAACGAATTGCGGCCAGAGGCCTGCAAGTGGTGTTCCATGTGCATGACGAGGTTATCATTGACGCGCCTATGGAAACAACGGTGGACGAAATATGCGGCCTGATGGCCGAACCGATACCCTGGGCCCCGGGGCTGGTACTTAAGGGAGCCGGGTTTGAGAGCGACTACTACATGAAGGACTAGGAGGGAACAAGGTGCAGAATAACAGAATGCTGCATATCAGCACAGCAGGAAGCCGGAAGGCGATACAGTGGCCGGGAAGCACCATGATGTGGTCCGAATTCACAGAGAAGCTCAGCACCCCGGTAAGGGGAGACGAGACGCTGGAGCAGTACCTTGCTTTCCCAAAGGCGCAGCAGGATGAACTTAAGGACATAGGCGGATTCGTAGGCGGCACCCTGAAGGGGAACCGCAGGAAGCAGGACCACGTGGAGGGCAGGGACCTGCTCACACTGGACCTGGACAATATACCCGCGGGGCAGACGGATGACATCCTGAGGCGTGTGGGCGGACTGGGGTGCGCCGCGGCCGTGTACAGCACCCGGAAACACAGCGGGTATGCGCCGCGGCTGCGTGTCATCGTACCGGTGGACCGGACGGCAACGGCAGACGAGTATGAGCCGGCGGCCAGGAAACTGGCGTCTCTTTTGGGGATTGAATTTTGTGACCCGACCACGTTTGAACCTCACAGGCTCATGTACTGGCCAAGCTGCTGCAGCGACAGCCAGTATGTATACCAGGTATATGACAAGCCGTTCTGCAGCCTGGACGGGCTGCTGGGGATGTACGGGGACTGGAAGGACGTCACCCAGTGGCCCCAGGTGCCAGGAGCGGAGGCAATGGAGCGGCGCAGGCTGGCCAAGCAGGAGGACCCCACGGCAAAACGGGGTATCATAGGCGCATTCTGCCGAACGTACGGCATCGTGGAGGCAATGGAGCGGTTCATACCGGGGATGTATGATGAGACGGCCACAACGGGGCGCTACACCTACACCGGAGGCGAGACAACCGGCGGCGCCATCGTATATGACGGCGGCCTGTTCCTGTATTCCCATCACTCCCACGACCCCTGCTGCGGCCAGCTGGTCAACTCGTTCGACCTGGTCCGGCTGCACATGTACGGTGATAAGGATGCCGCAGCCAAAGACGGAACACCGGTCAACAAGCTGCCATCCTTCGTGGCCATGAGTAAGCTTGCACTAGCTGACAAGGCGGTGGCTGACCGGATAGCGCGGGAGAAACATGACGCGGCTGTGACGGCGTTCGCTTCCGCTGAAGGAACCACGGTGACGGAACCTGAAAATTTGGACTGGCTGGGACAACTAGCAGTGGACGGGAACGGGAATTATAAGAAGACGGTGAACAACATCATCCTGGTGCTTCAGAATGACCCTTTGCTCAAGGGAAAGATTGTGACCGACGAGTTTGCGGGCAGGGGGCTGGTCTTAGGCGCCGTGCCATGGAACAAGGAATCAGAGAAACGGTTATGGACTGATACGGACATTTCGGGTTTCTACTGGTACATGGAAACATACTATGGCATTACGGCCCGCAACAACATGACGGATGCCCTGGCGATTGTGGGAGAGCAGAACAAGATCAACGAAGTCAAGCAGTACCTTCAGGGCCTTACGTGGGACGGCGTAAAACGGGTGGATACCCTGTTAAGTGTCTACCTGGGAGCCGATGACACGCCTTATACAAGGGCAGTCATGCGTAAGTCTCTGTGCGCGGCCGTGGCAAGGGCCGTGGTGGGCGGTGTGAAATATGATAACATGCCCATCATTACAGGACCGCAGGGAATCGGAAAGAGTACGTTTCTGGGCAATCTGGGGAAGACATGGTTTTCAGACAGCCTGACATCATTTGAGGGTAAGGACGCCGCGGAGCTGATTCAGGGAACGTGGATTAATGAGGTGGGAGAGCTTACGGCTTTTACGAAACAGGAGACGTCCGCCATCAAACAGTTTTTAAGCAAATGTTTCGATATCTACAGAGCGGCCTATGGCAGGCAGACAGAGAAACATCCGAGGCGCTGTGTGTTCTTCGGGACCAGCAACGACAATGAGTTTCTGAAGGATGCAACGGGTAATCGCCGGTTCTGGCCGGTAGATGTAGGCCTGTATCCGGCGCAGAAATCCATCTGGACGGATATGCCCGGTGAGGTGGACCAAATATGGGCTGAGGCATACATGTACTGGGCCATGGGGGAACAGTTGTATCTGTCTAAAGAGATAGAGGCCGCGGCCATGGAGCAGCAGGAGAGCCACAGGGAGCTGTCAGGGAAAGAGGGAATCATACAGGATTTCCTGGAGAAGCCAATACCTTCAAACTGGGACCAGCTATCTATCGGTCAGAGGAGACAGTTTTTAAACGGATTCCTCCAACACGATGAGAGCGTGGAGCTCGTTAAGAGAAATAAAGTGTGTGCAGTAGAGATTTGGGAGGAGTGTTATGGAGGTGAAAAGCGGTACATGAAGCGCAGTGACAGCACTGAAATCAACAATATCCTGCTAAGTACTAAAGGATGGAAGAGGATAAAAACTCCTAGAAGATTCGGATCCTATGGAAACCAAAAAGGTTTTGAGCGCATGGCTACTGAATGTAGTAGTTTGAAAATAGTTAGAAAGTAGTTGGTAGTCATGTGGTAAGTAGTAAGTAGGCAATATAGTAGCTAGATATCGTAGGCAAGAAAAGTATTGAAAATACAAGGTTTTCTAGTATCTAACTACTATGACTACCAATTATCTATATAAGTATAAAAATAGATAGAATAGATATACACACATAACACCTAACACACCTGATATACACACAATACGCGATATAGGAGGATGTTTGTAGCATGGAGACTATTGATTGCAGGGGCTGGCTGGAAAATTTATTAAAAGATAGGGAGTGTCATTTGTGTGATGACGTAAGGGAGGCGGCGAAAAAGCAAGGTTTTAAAAGGTCAGAATTGAAAGCCGCCCGGAAAGAACTGGGGGTTAAAACATTCCACCAATTTGATGAGGACGGCCCTACGCCAAACCACTTTTGGTATTTGGAGGTATGACAATGTTGGAAAGAGATATTGAGAAGGTCCTGGTGGGGGAGGTAAGGAAATTGGGAGGCCGGGCCTATAAGTGGGTAAGCCCTGGTAACGGTGGGGTGCCAGACCGGATTGTGGTATTCCCGGACAGGCCGCCGGTATTCGTGGAGCTAAAGGCTGAGAATGGGAAGCTGAGCGTATTGCAAACCGCGCAGCTCAGGCGCCTTCAGGACATGGGGCAGGACGTAAGGGTGCTGAGAGGAATCCAGGAGGTGGAGCAGTTCCTGGAGGACTGCGGAACCGGATTGAAGTTAAGACGGTTTGAAAAGGAGGCGGAGGCAGATGGGGATTGACCACAAAGGACGTGAAGGAGGATGGGGATGGTAGAAACTGTATGTGCATGGTGCGGGAAGAAGATACAGACATATCCATGCAAAGTTAAACCAAGAAATTTTTGTTGCCGAAAATGCCTTGCGAACTATTCAAGTAAAGCAAAGAATCCGAATGGATACCAGAATTTGAAAGACTATACAGGAATGTCCAGGCACATGACGGAACTTAACCAAAAACTTAACCCGGCCAGAATGACATTTCCTACAAGGGTTAAATTGAGTATGGCGCACAGAGGAACTGGAAAAGGAAAGACCTATACCAAGTCTTTTGGAATTCATACGCACCGTATTGTAGCCGCTAGAACATTGGGCAGAGAACTATTACCCGGTGAAATAGTCCACCACATTGATGGAAATAAACGAAATAACAGGCCGGATAACCTGATGGTGTTTCAGAGTCAGGCTGAACACGCCAGATGGCACAAGGAACATAAAGGAGGTGATGCCCTATGATATTCAAACCACATGACTACCAGTTACACTGTATCAACCGGATTATCGAAATAAAAAAGCTGGGTCTCTGGCTTGATATGGGTTAAGGGCCTTGGCAAGACGGTCACCACGCTGACGGCCATCAAGGAACTTAAGTATAACCGGTTCCAAGTACGGCGCGTCCTGGTGATTGCCCCAAAAAAGGTGGCGGAGGGAACCTGGACAAGAGAGGCCGCCAAGTGGGACCACACAAAAATACTGCGGGTGTCCCCGGTACTGGGGAGCCAGTCCAAGCGGGTGAAGGCGCTGAACACGCCGGCCGACATCTACATCACCAACCGCGAAAATGTGGTGTGGCTGGTGGATTATTACCGGAACGCCTGGCCTTTTGACATGGTGGTGGTGGATGAGAGCAGCAGTTTTAAGAGCCACAGCGCTAAACGCTTCAAGGCGTTAGCCAGTGTGGGAGAGCGCATCGACAGAATGGTAGAGCTGACGGGAACCCCATCCCCCAATGGTCTGAACGACCTGTGGGCCCAGGTATTCCTGCTGGACGGCGGCGAGCGTCTGGGGAAACGGTACACCCATTTCAGGGAACGGTATTTCCAGCCGGATAAGCGCGGAGCAGACGGCATGGTGTACAGTTACGAGGCTAAGCCCGGGAGTGAGGAAGGTATTCTGGAGAAGATATCCGATATCTGCATCAGCATGAAGGCGGAGGATTACCTGCAGCTTCCGGATATCACGTACCATGAGATACCGGTGGAGCTGGACGCAAAGGCTCTCAAAGCATACTGTGAGCTGGAGCGTGAGATGGTTCTGCAGCTGCCAGAGGATGGAGAGGACATTAGTGTAACCAGTGCGGCGGCCCTGAGTAATAAGCTGCTGCAGCTGGCCAACGGGGCTATTTACGACGAGGACAGGCAGGTCCATGAGGTCCATGACTGCAAATTGGAGGCGTTTATGGAGCTGATGGAATCCCTTCAGGGGAAGCCGGCACTTGTGTTCTACAACTACCAGCACGACCGGTCGAGAATCCTTAAGGCCCTGGAGAAAACCGGATTGAGGGTGAGGGAGCTTAAGACGCCACAGGATGAGGATGACTGGAATGCCAGAGAGATAGATGTGCTTCTGACCCATCCGGCCAGCAGCGCCTACGGACTGAACCTGCAGCAGGGTGGGAATCACGTCATCTGGTTCGGCCTTACATGGAACTATGAGTTATACACCCAGGCCAATAAGCGCCTGCACCGCCAGGGACAGCAGGAGAAGGTCATCATCCACCATCTGGTGTGCAGCGGGACACGGGATGAGGATGTGATGCAGGCTCTGCAGCGCAAAGATGATGTACAGAATTGGGTAATGGAGTCCCTTAAGGCAAGGATAAGGAGGATAAAAGATGGTAATTAGATTCAACATCCCAAACGGGAGGATGGAGATAAACTTAGAGACTTTCTTCCAGGAGGCCAGAAGGCCACAGATACGTAAAATGCTTAAGTGGGTAAGCGCTTCCTGGCCGAATGAGGAGAACGCCAGGGAAATCAGGGAATGGCTTACGGACAGACGGCAGGATGAGACGGACCGGGCTAAAGCCTTTGCGAAGAAGTATGTGGACTGCCGTACGGAGCTGGCAGAACTGCAGGAGATGTATGAGCGGATGCAGAGCCCCTGTTATGCCGTGTACACCAGAGACAAGGAAAAGCTGACCAATGCAAAGAAGGATGTAAGCCGCTGCAAGGCAAAGTCCGTTCGGTATAAAAGAGAGATGGACGAACACCGGAAGCTGGCCGAACGGTATGAAGGCATATTGAAGGATGTGGATAAGTTGTTATCATAAATCGTTATTTTTGTAAGCGTGGATATTGTAGAAATTAACATTTTAAAAGGAGGTTGCAAAAATTATGTATAAAAGCGTATATGTAAAGACTCATGAATGTTTCGCAAAGGGAATTGATTGCAATGAATTCTATTTTTCCAACGTTGATATCGAAGATGAGGCAAATTTTTTGACATTATATGATAGAGACGGTACTTTAGCTTTTAAATGTCGTGTAACTGATATTAGCATTTAACGGCATTGCCGGGAAAGGTGAAAAATGAAAAAGAAATACGATAATGGAATGTTAAAAACCGAGTTATCAGCAGACGGGAAAATCATCCATTTTTCCTTGAAGGTTACGGATTTAAAGAAATTGTTTAAATGCAGCCCTGAAAACTATGACGGTAGCAATATAAAGAGAGGGAAAGAACAGGATTTTGTTGATTACATTTTAAACAGATTAAGTGAACCAAGTACCAGTGATGAAAATTCTGTAAAATGGTTAATCCCTTTTGAAGAATTATTTCTGGAGATTCTGGAAGGGTACGAGGATTTTGTGACTTATAAGGAAAATTAGCATTTTGGAGGTATGGGAATGAGAAGTGAACAGGAAGTACAGGAAACTATTATGGATTGGTTTTCTGAATGTGAAAATGATGAGGAAATCATTGAGATGGAAAGTATGATTTCTGATTTAACAGCGCAGGAAAGAGAAAATCGTATATATGATTTAAGAAATTTAGGATTTAGCTGCTGACTAAACTGAGAAAGAGAGAATGTATGACGATACGTGAAGTATTAGAAGCTGACTGGAACGTGGACAAAATTGATGTCACTGTCAGAGAAAAAGAAACGACAAAGTACATTATGCAGTATCGCATTGGGAAAGACGTTAGCCCGGGTTTATCTGAGCGATTTCTCTATGAAGCAGAGATTGGAGATGTGTATGGAGGACCAGAGTTAAAAACGTTATTTATCAACCGTACCATACAGTTTTACCAGTTGGAACACAAACCACAGGGGAAAGGAATGTGTCGGGGAGTCCTATTGAAAGAGATACCAGAGGAGTTGCTGGATTTATCAATTAATCATATGTATCCTTGCGGTTGTGGATGGTCGGATGGGCTGCATGGATATAGTTTTGTGTGTGCCGTTGACGATTGGTGTGGCATTGCAGGAGAAACAAAACAGGTTGATTTAGTCCTGTAAATTAGGATTTAAGAAGGGAACTACGGTATGGAGAGATTAACAGATTGGACTAATGAGGAAAAAACAGAGGTAAGCATACGGCATGATAGATTTCGTGATGCGATGATAAGATTAGCTGCCTATGAGGATACTGGCCTGGAGCCGTGTGAAATCCCGGTATTATTGGATAGGCTCAAACGTGCGAGTGAGCAGTGGAATATTTGGTGTGATGCTTACCAGAATGATGTACCTGTATGGATTCCGGTGGAGGAGCGGCTGCCGGAAAAAGGAATGAGAGTTTTAGTTACTTGTGATGATGGAGTAGTACGTATTAGTATCACGGGAGAGGAAAGCAAGATAACAGGTAATTGTATAGTAAATGGATTTCCTATTGGTATAAACAGACAACATGAAGTTTTTTGCGTTATCGCCTGGATGCCGCTGCCAGAACCGTATAAGCCACAAAACTGACATTTGTGATACGAAGGGAGGTACCCGTGAGAAAGAAAGGCAGTAAGCAGTCCAAGGTTAGCCGCATCGACCGTAGCAAGGCCCTGGCCGCCCAGGCCGACGAGGCCATCAAGGAGCGCATTCGGACGGCGCCGGCCTACATGTACACCAGCCTGTGCCCGGTTCCGGAGCTGCGGGAGCCGCCGAAGGGAGTGATACGGTATTATGAGACAGTGCTACATAGACAACGGGCGTCACGGGTGTGATGGCCAGCGCAACAACAAGGGCAGGATACGGTACGGGTGCTGGGCGTGTCCGCACCTGGACGTGGGAGGAGGTGATGCCGGTGAAACAGACAGAAGCACTGGAAGAAGTGGCAAGGCTGGCCGCAAAGGAAGCGGTCAAAGAGCATGAAAAACAGACACAGAGAAATAAGCGCACAAAGATTTTCCAGAATACTAAGAAGTTGATGGAGAATTATAACAGAATTTGTCAGAGTGTGGAGGAGGGCGTGGCGGAGCTTTCTGATATGGACAACAGGGAAGAACTGGAGGAGTTCACTGAGGAAGATATTTTTATCAACAGCATTCTTAAGAGCAAGCTCCGGAGCATTGTCATGATAGGCCACATAGACAAGTGCCTGAAGCTCCTGGAGGATGAGGAGTGTCGGAAAAATACGCATGAGAAGTATCTGGCCTTTAAGTATTTCTATCTGGATGGGATGACATACGAGAATATTGCAGAGATTTACGGATATGGAGAGCGGACGGCCAGACGGTGGATAACGGAACTTACAGGGATACTTAGTGTATACCTCTTTGGTTCAGACGCCCTTATGCTGGATTAGGGTCTTGACAGGAGCATGTCAAAATCGTGTCCTTGCCATGTCCGTTTGGACGATTTATAATTGTAATATGCAAAATTGGATGAAGCGGAAAGCTGATTGGTTTTGCACCCTCCCCATTTAAGCAACGGCCGCCAGGTATCACACCCTGGTGGCTGACTCGCTGGCATTGTGACTGCGGCACAAGGTACCGCTGAATATGTCAGCATGGCGTACTGGCGCATCGGGTATCCAGATGCTGGGTACTTAGATGCAGGTACGCATTGTTGCGAGGTAGAGCAGTCTGGCAGCTCGCCGGGCCCATAACCCGGAGGCCGCAGGTTCAAATCCTGTCCCCGCTATTCAGACAGATACATTTGACATTGTAAATTCCTTTCTGGGACTCCAGGCTATTATAGGTCTGGGGTTCTTTTCTTTGACTGACGCAAGGAGGTGAGCGCGGATGGGAAGACCATTGAAGATTAAATCCCCAGAAGAAATGGAGCAGTTTTGGGAAGCTTACAAACAGGAATGTGATAACCAGGAAGTGCTTACCCATGACTTTAGTTCAAAGAACAGTGAATTTGTGTCAGCTAAACTTAAGCGGAGCATTACCTACACCATTGAGGGATTCTGCGTATATCTTGGGATTGCAAGGTCGAAATTTTACGAGACTTATGCAAATAGGAAGAGGTATGGGGACATCGTCACGCGCATACGAGAGGAGTGTGAAGCTGATGCTAGGAAGAAATTTGAGCTACAGATAATTCCGTCACAGCTGGCTGGCCTGTGGATGAGCAAGTATGGCTACACAACGAAGGTGGAAAACAATTTGTCTGGTGGCCTGGATACCGAAAAGACCAAGCTGGATGACCTGCTCCAGCAGATGCGTGGTGGTGGTCAATGAGTGCGGAGAGATTATTACTATCAGATAAGTACAAGGCATTCTTGCGTTGCGACGCCCCAGTGGAGTTTCTGGAGGGGACCACGGCGGCCGGAAAGACCACGGTGGGGCTGTTTAAATTCATGCTCAAGGTAGCTGAGTCGCCAAAAAAGCTTCACATCCTGGCAGCGGATGACACCGGCGCTGCAGAGAAAAATATCATCCAGAAGGACCTGGGTATCCTGGATGACTTCGGCGTGCTGGTTGAGTACAAGGGTAATGGCGGCGGTGGTTACAACATGCCTCACATCATCTTCCACACATCCGGCGGTGATAAGATTATCTTTGTTGTCGGTTACGGCAACAAACGCAAGTGGAAGGATGCCCTGGGCGGCCAGTACGGATGCCTGTACATTGATGAGATTAACACGGCTGACATTGAGTTTGTGCGTGAGGCCGCCATGCGGAGCGATTACCTGATGGCCACGCTCAATCCGGACGACCCAGGTTTGGATGTATACAAGCAGTATATCAACTGCTCCCGGCCATTGCCTGAATGGGAATCAGAGACACCAAAGGAAATTAAAGACGAATTGCAAGAGGAGCCAAAACCCGGCTGGGTACATTGGTTCTTTTCTTTTGCCCATAACCTGGGCCTGAGCAAGGAAAAACTGGAACAGATAATGACCAATACCCCGAAAGGAACGAAAATCTGGAAGAATAAGATTCAGGGCCTGCGTGGTAAGGCAACCGGACTGATATTCTCCAACTTTGAGCGGTCTAAGCATGTCATCACAGTCCAGCAGGCCAAGGCACTGAAATTTAAAAAGTTCACGGCGGCCCTGGACACATCCTACTCGTCCAAGTCTCCGGATACCATAGCTATGATATTCCAGGGAATCACGGAGGACAGGAAGCTTGTGACCCTGGCCGAAAAGGTTTACAACAATGCCAAGCTTGACATCCCGCTTGCCCCTAGCGACACGGCGGTTAAGTTCGTGGCCTTCTTGGAGCAGTGCCGTAAGGACTGGGGATTTGCCAAGGATGTGTATATAGATAATGCGGACCAGGCGACCATTACGGAGCTGCGCAAGTACAAGCGGCTTAAGGGCTGCCTGTATAATTTTTATGACTCCTACAAGCGACCGGAGATTTTGGACCGTATCAACCTGCAGCTGGGCTGGATACAGCAGGGCTGTTACCTGGTAGTTGATACCTGCATGGAGCATCTGTCCGAGTTGGACCGGTACAGCTGGGATGATGAGAAGGACAAGCCAGAGGACAGGAACGACCATACCATTAATGCCAATCAGTATGCATGGATACCATACCGGAACCTGATTGGATTTGAGGAGGCTGAGAAGAAATGAGGTGGCTGAACAACATGAATGAGACAATTAAGCGTGGCATTCGTACCTGGCTGAATGTGGTGCCGGCCAGCGGGAACTGCATCCAGATTAACGAGGTCCTGGACTTCGAGGCTAATGCCATCCGGAACCGGATTTGGTACCGCGGGGATGGCAATGAGCTGGAACAGATGTACCAGCAGGCTCCCGAGTACGCTGACAAATACAAATTCTGGGCCAGCAGGTGCACTCCGGGTATGGAGATGCGCAAGATACATACCGGTCTGCCTGGGCTGATTATCCGCATCCTCTCAGGCATTGTCCTGGATGATATGAATGACTTTGACTTTGCGGATAATGACCGGCAGCGGCAACTGTGGGAGGACATTGCAAAAGATAATAAGTTCACTCGTAAAATGGAGAAGGCTTTAAAGGAGGTCCTATACATCGGGGATGGAGCCTTTAAGGTCACGATTGATACGACTGTCAGCGAGTACCCTATTCTGGAATGGTATCCAGGGGAACGCATTGAGATTGCCCGGAACCGGGACCGGGTGAAGGAGGTCGTGTTCAAGACGCCGTATAAGGCTGGCCATCAGCAGTATGTCCTATATGAGCATTATGGATATGGTTACATATACAACGAGTTGTACAAGGGTGACACTTCGGTGCCCCTCAATGCTATCGACGCCACCAAGGGCATCAAGGACACGAAGTTTGATGATAATGTCATCCTGGCAGTACCCTTGCAGGTGTATGAGTCCACCAAATATGAAGGACGCGGCGGCAGCATCTTTGATGGTAAGCTGGACAGCTTTGACGCCTTTGACGAGGCTTGGTCCCAGTGGATGGATGCCCTACGCGCTGGACGAGCCAGGACATATATTCCTGAGTGCCTGATACCGCACGACCCAGCGACCGGGCAGATTATTCGCCCCAATTCTTTTGATAATCAGTATTTTGCCTCTGATAACGACATGTCAGAAAGTGCGGATAACAAGGTCAACGTGGTGCAGCCGGCAATACCCCATGACAGTTATCTTGCATCTTACTGTACAGCTCTGGACCTTTGTCTGCAGGGGGTCATAAGTCCCAGCACTTTGGGCATTGATGTCAAGAAGCTGGATAATGCTGAGGCTCAGCGTGAGAAAGAAAAAGCTACCCTGTATACCCGGAACGCTATCGTGGAGGCGCTGCAGGAAACCCTGCCTGAGCTGGTGGGGGCAACCATCAACGCATATAACTTCCTGCATGGAAAGGCTGCGGAGGAGGTCAAGGTAGACATCCCATTTGGAGAGTATGCAAACCCATCCTTTGAGAGCCAGGTGGAGACCCTGGCTAAGGCAAGGCCGGGTGTCCCTATGATGAGCATTGAGGCCCAGGTAGAAGAGCTGTATGGGGACAGCAAGGATGATGCATGGAAACAAGAGGAGATAGCGCGGCTGAAGGCAGAGCAGGGCATTGCGGAAGTGGAGGAACCCGGAATCAGTACGTCTGCCGGTGGCTTCCAACTGAACATGGAGGGAGGAAAGGCAGATGAAGGTCAAGGTAATGAACCGCCTGTACCAGATGAACCAGAAGGAGTACCAGGGGCTGCTGCAGGTGGCAAGTGATCAGGTGCCATTCGGGATATACGCCATTGAGAAGCAGGGATATGCAGAGCTGCGCTGTGATAAGTGTAGCAGCGTCACACAGCTTAAGAGTCTGACACGACAATTTAAGGCCCAGGGATACAGAGTGTATTCCAACAAAGGTGGTCAACTGATGGAAAGTGGCACCCTGGGTGCGGAAGGGGCGCTGATGAGTGCAACATAATGAGTATAATATCGGTGCCGCCTTCCAGGCCATAGAGGATGAGCTTATCAAATGCATGATTCGCAACATGGACAGGCATCGGGCCGAGGAGACCAAGGAAGGTATTGAGTGGTCCATGTGGCAAACGGAACAGCTGAAAGCCCTGGAGAGGTACAAAAAGGACAACCAGAAGCGGTATGGAAAGCAATTTCGGAACCTAAACAAGGAAATGGGTGAGCTTATCCAGATTGCCCGGCAGAAGGGGAACATGCAGCAGGAAATACAAATTCTGAACGCGATCCGGAATGGGTTCCCGGCAAAGAAAGTCAGCCAGGGAGCCACGGCAGAGTTCTTCCGGATGAATGACCGGAAGTTAGAGGCACTAATTCAGGCCACGACCAATGATATGCAGCGAGCTGAAACGGCAGTCCTCAGGATGGCTAATGATGATTACCGGAAGGCCATTTTCAACGCCCAGGTATATGCCAATTCAGGCGCCGGCACCTATGAGAAGGCTGTGGACATGGCCACCAAGGACCTGCTTTCCCGCGGGTTGAACTGTGTGGAGTATGCCAATGGTGCCCGTCATACCCTGGCAGATTATGCAGACATGGCCATCCGGACGGCATCCAAGCGGGCCTACCTGCAGGGTGAAGGAGAGAAGCGGCAGGAATGGGGGATTACCACGGTTATCATGGCTAAGCGCGGGAATCCGTGCCCTAAGTGCCTGCCCTTTGTCGGTAAAGTCCTGATTGACGACGTCTGGTCCGGCGGAAAGAAATCCGATGGGCCGTATCCCCTCATGAGTAAGGCCATAGCATCTGGACTGTATCACCCCAGATGCAAGGACAGCCATACAACCTATTTCCCTGGCATCTCCACGGCGGACGATACCTGGACTGAGAAGGAACTGGAGGCGGTTGGTCAGGCCAATAAGCAGGAGGCCGGGCAGCAGTATGTATCAAGGCAGGCGGAAAAGTATGGGAGGCTGGCAGAACACTCATTATCTCCTGAAAACAAGACTATGTATACGGCAAAAGAAAAAGACTGGAAACGAAGGCTTGCCAAGTATCAGGACTCTGGTATAATTAAAACAGAGGGGTGGTCGGATGATGCAATTGAAAGACGTAGGCTTGACGAGGCTTCCATTGCTGGACATAAAAATGAATATGGGATATTGTACGATTCCCAAGGAAAGCGTATCCTAAAGAAACGCGGAGAAAAAGACAGGATTGTGTATACCGATGAAGAGACAGCGCTAATGTTAGGTGGTGTGTTAACCCACAATCATCCAAGTGGAGCTACCTTTTCAGTGGATGATATTGATATGATGGGCAGAACTGGTGTCACAGAGTTGCGTGCCATTGGTCGTGATGGGGTGTATGTCATAAGACAGCCTGCGGAATGGCCGGAAGGAATCAATTCCTTTGAAAAGTTGGAAAAAGAATATTCTGAGATCCAGTTATCGTTACAGAATGAAATGTATGAAGAGGTATTGTCTGGTCGGATTACAACAGATAATGACTACTCAATTGAATATCAGAGACGCATCCTAGATAAACTGACATCAAAGTATGGTTTTACATATTTTATGGAGGAAAAATGAAAGAAAAGCATATAGTAAGTTTTCGGGACGTTGATCGTCCAATCGGCGAGTATCCAAAAGGGACGTTTTTTGCTCAGGATCATGATGATATTGTGATTCCGATGCCGACAAAAGAAGAGCTGGAAGAATATAAAAAGAAACATGATACCACCAGTCAGTAATGGCCGGTGGTATTTTATTTGTTGCGATATCGCAACGGAAAGAGAGGATAAGAATGAAATACAGAAAGAAACCAGTGGTAATTGAGGCTTTTCAATGGACAGGAGGACCAGAGCAGGAGGATGACCCTGAATGGATTATCGAGGCTATCAAAAGCAAGGTGGCGTGGTTTGAAAATGCAGGGACGCCGGATGTAAAATTCATGATTCAGACTCTGGAAGGTGTACATGAGGCCAGTGTGGGGGATTATATTATCCGTGGTATAGCAGGAGAGATATATCCGTGTAAGCCGGATATCTTCCTTGCAACTTACGAGCCGGCTGTGACGAAAGTTTCCATGGATGTTACGGAACATCTGGATGAAGATGAAATCATTAATGCTGTAACAAAAAACATGAAACGGACAGGTTATAATTTGCGATATCGCAACGGAAAGAAGGTGGAGATATGACCCCGGCAGTACAGATTACGGCAATTATATGCCTGACACTTATTATATTGTGTTGGAATGGAAAGAAGAAATGAGTGAAGCACGCGGGACTATCCCGGGTGTTATTTTTACGCCCAAACACGAGCATGGCTTAAAACTGCTGCGTGGCCAGCGACACTGATGACAATGGATGCAATAAAAATTACAGGGTGACACCCTTAAAATGGAGGTATGGATGATGAAACGTATGAACTTACAGTTATTTGCTGAGCCCGCAGGTGGAGCAGAGCCGCCGGCAGGAGGTCAGAATCAGCAGCAGACACAAACTCAAACAGGACAGCAGGCATCCCCCGCAATTGATTATGCTAAAATCCAGCAAATGCTGGAAGGAACTCTGGCCGCTAAGGAGGACACGGCCTTGAAAGCCTACTTCAAGCAGCAGGGGCTCAGCCAGGAAGAAATGGAACAGGCAATTGCCACATTTAAGCAGCAGAAGGCGGCCCAGCAGCCAGATGTAGGTGCAATCCAGCAGCAGCTCACCCAGGCTCAGGCAGTGGCTCAGAAGGCCATGATTGACAGTGCAGCCACCATGGCGGCAGTATCACTGGGGATTGATGCCAAAACAATTCCATATGTCCTTAAGATGGCCGACTTAAGTCAGGTCATGGGGCAGGATGGGAAAATCAACGATGAGGCGCTTAAAGCGGCTCTGGACAAGGTACTTGAGGACGTGCCGGCGCTGAAACCCCAGGCATCAGGCTCCACCGGGTTCATCCAGGTGGGAGCTGCCAGTGGGCAACAGCAGACGCAGGCGACAGACGACGCCCTTAAAAAGGCGTTCGGACTTTAATGAAAGAGAGGATTAAGAAATGGCAGTATATGATTATGCAACAACCTTTACACAGCTGCTCCAGCAGAAGTACGCAAAGGAATTATGCTCGGATGCTTTAACACAGAGTAACCAGCAGGTGAAGTTCATCAATGCCCAGACTATCAAACTTCCAAGGATGGCAGTGACTGGGTATAAGGACCATACCAGGACACCGGGATTCAATGTAGGCACCCTGAGTAATGACTGGGAGGCAAAGAAGCTGGAACACGACAGGGATGTGGAGTTCTGGATTGACCCCATGGACATTGACGAAACAAACCTGACCTTATCCGTGGCAAACATACAGAACACGTTTGAGACCGAACAGGCTATCCCGGAAAAAGATTCCTACCGCTATTCTAAACTTCATGCAGAGCTGACCACCTATTCAGGCCGTATTAGTACTGATGTGATTACGGCAGCCAATTTCTTGGAAGCATTTGACGAGGAAATGGCGAGGATGGACGAGGCCGGTGTTCCGGAGGAGGGGAGGATGCTGTATGTTACCCCAACCATGAATAAGATTGTGAAGGAGGCAGAAGGACTCCAGAGGGTTATGACCGTCGCATCCCCGTCCACAATCAACCGTAAGGTACATAGCTTGGATGATGTGACCATAAAGATGGTTCCGGCAGCCAGGATGAAGACGAAGTATGACTTTACAACCGGCTGTGTAGCTTCCGCTGACGCCAAGCAGATTAACTGGATTCTGATTCACACATCCTGTGTGGTCTGCCGCGACAAATACAGCTACATCAAGCTGTTCACCCCAGGAACGGATTCAAGAACGGCGGACGGATATTTGTATCAGAACCGTTGCTATGGCGACCTGTTCCTTCTGGAAAAGAAGGTGGAGGGATGTGCCATGAACGTAGAGGCAGCCGGAGCGTAAGGAGGTAGTATGAGAGCAGTTAAGGGAAATAAAGAGTACACCATTGGTGAAAGCCAGCAGAAGTCCTATCAGGATGCTGGTTTTGATATTGTGGGTGATGACGGCCGGGTGACTGCGTATGGACGCGGAAAGACAGTGCCTTATGATGAATACATGAAGGCGGTTAAAGAGATTGAGCATCTGCAGAACATAGCGGCTGAAAGATATACTGAAAACGAAGCATTGAAAGCAGAGATTGCAGCCCTCCAGGCCCCAAAGCAGGAACCGGCAAAGAAAGCAGAGAGTAAAAAGGCGGGTGAATGACATGCCCTATGAACCCTATGTCACCTATGAGTACTACTGTGACGCATACAAGGGGGATGTTATCCCTATGGACGAACTGGACAAGGCCCTTAAGCAGGCCAGCCGCCACGTTGATTCCCTGACCTACAACCGTATTGTGGGCCGGGGATTTTCTAATCTGACAGCCTTCCAGCAGGATGTTATCCAAGAAGTGGTCTGCCAGCAGGCGGACTTTGAATGGGAAAACGCAGACGAGATTAACACCATCCTGCAGGGCTACAGCATCAACGGGGTGTCGGCACAGTTTGGCAGCAGCTGGAACGTATTTACGGATAAGGGCGTGGCTATGAAGCGGGATGTGTATGCTCTGCTGTCCCAGGCAGGCCTGTGCTGCCGGTTAGCGAGGTGAACCATGAAATATCCATGCTTAGTTCCAAAACGGCTATGTAAGACAGATATACATGTCCATCTGGAGTCGGAGGACACGGATAACCATGGTCAGCCGGAGAAGGCGCTGGACCTGGAATTGAAATGTAATTTCCAGGACAGAGCTAAGACCATTCTTACCGCGGAAAAGAAGCTGGTGCAAATAACCGGTACGGCCCTGTTTCCTGGGGACATTGCCCCGGACTTCCCAACCTTAAGCGGGGGTACCGTTACCATATTCGGGGAAGAGCGGAGGATTGAGCAGGGGATGAAGGCCAGAAATCCGGATGGGACGGTGAACTATTGTCAGTTAGAGGTGGTCTGATGCAGGTTAAATCAACCGTAAAGATGAATTTCCCGCGAATTAAGCAGCTTACACAGGCGGCAGTGACTGCCTTGGAGATGACAGCGGAGGCAATGCACACGGAAGTTGTCCAGGCCCAGGTGATGCCATTTGACACAGGCCACCTGGAGGAGGACAGCTTTTTTGCGGATTACAAAGAATGTGGTCAAGGGAAAGCGACGCTGGTGGTAAACACGCCCTATGCGCGGCGTCTGTATTTTCATCCGGAATACAATTTCCAGACGGATGAGAACCCGTTTGCAGGCGGTGAATGGTATGAACCGTGGCTGCCCGGCGGCGTCAGTCAGGATTTTGCAAAGAATGCATTTAAGCGATTTTACAGGAAAGTAGGTGGTGTATGATGCTGACCTTGGATGACATCCGGGGATACTTAGGAGGCCTGGGAATTACGGCTGAAAGGAATGTCTATATCGGGAAGCTGAACAGCAAGAAGGACCATTCCATTGGTGTATATCACCGGCAGGGCAGCGGTCCTCCCGTGATGGCCCTGGGCGGCCATGACTACAGCAGCTACGATGTCCGGCGCATTTCCCTGCTGGTCCATTGGGACAGGGACGTACAGGCATCAGAGCGGGCCGCCTATGAGCTGTATGAGAAAATTAAAAACGTATCCAGCCTGTCCATAGGGGATACACCCATTAATTGTATCATCCTCCAGGTACCGGAACCGGTTGACGTGGGAACGGATGAAAAGGGTGTATATGAATATGCGATACGGCTGGATTTTGTGTATCAGAGAAAGTGAGGAATGAGATATGGCAGATGTAGCAGGAAGAGTTTATCCGGTGCATAACAATGTGTTTAAGTTTGGCATAAAAGGCCTCGAAAGCACAGAGGAGGATATGGCTGTACCGTTAGATTTGGAGAATTTCGCTCCGTCCATTGACGGTACCGTAGAGGAATGGTATGCCATGGATGCGAAGGGCTGGGCAAAAGCAGCCATGACAGGAAAGAAGCTGGGATTTTCCTTCAAAGGAAAGAGGTCAGTAGGTGACCCGACCAATGACTATATTGCCGGCCTGGCCTGGAAGTTCGGACAGGACGTCATGACGAAGTTTGAGTGGACCATGGTATCCGGCGCAAAGCTGGCCTGTGACGTGGTTGTGAATGTGACCACTCCGGGCGGCGGTGATACAACCAACATTGACACCCTGGAATTTGAAGTGACGGGATATGGCGCCCCGACTTTTACACCGGCACCCACACCAGGAGCATAAGGAGGAATAACGAATGGCAAGGAAAGTAGATATCACAGATAAATTGAGTTTTGAAGGGAATCCATCCCTGGTAATCAAGGGAAAGGCCATAGAAGTGAATGCGGATGCCCCGACCATGCTTAAGGTCATGGGACTGATGTCAGCGAATGACCCTGGTGCACAGGAAATTCTGGAGGCCTACGACATGATGTTCCCAGAAAAGTCCAAGAAAGAGATAGAGAGGATGAAACTGGGATTCAATGACTTGGTTATTGTAGTGCAGGAAGCGGTCCAGCTCATTTCCGGCATGGAGGAACCTGCCGCGGGAGAGCAGTGACCCGTACTACGATATGTTTGAGGACTGGGACCTGATAGTCTCCAGTTTTTTGTCGCAGTACGGGTTAAGAATCAGAACGAAGGAATTTGAAACAGTCTCCTGGGACGAATTCAAGGCACTGATTGCCGGCCTGTCCCCGGAGACTGCATTAGGCCGTGTGGTAGCCATCCGGTCCGAAACAGATAAGGATATCATCAAACATTATACAAAGGACCAGCGCCAGATATATGACGATTGGCGCAACCGGGAAATGAAAGAAATGGATGAGAAAACCTTCGAGAAGGAAATGGCCGGCCTGGAGAAGATGTTTGCGGCTATGTGCGGAGGTGGTTAAGATTGAGAAAGTAAGATGTGTAAGATGTGGACAGACCCTTCTCCTGGCGGAATACGTTAAGGGGGAAATTAAATGTCCCAGATGTAAAACCATAAACAGGTTGGATATAAAAATGACAGAGCCTAGAGCCGCACCAAAGGAGTAGCGAGCCAGAGCCTGCTTTTGAATTAAAAGGCAGGTGATATGTATGGCAGCTGACAGCGTAGGCCAGATTGGCCTTGACCTTGTGGTCAACCAGAATCAATTTAAACAGCAGATGGCCGGAATACAGGGACTGGCTAAAAAGGCGGGAGCTGCTCTGGCGGCGGCGTTTGCAGTAAAGAAAATCATAGATTTCGGCGCACAGTGTATTGAATTGGGTTCCGACCTGGCGGAAGTACAGAACGTGGTAGATGTCACATTCCCGCGGATGTCCAAACAGGTGGATGACTTTGCTAAGAACGCCATAACCTCCTTCGGCCTGTCCGAGACCATGGCTAAGAAATTCACGGGTACATTCGGTGCGATGGCCAAGGCATTCGGCTTTGGTGAGCAGCAGGCCTATGAGATGGCCACGGCTTTAACTGGACTGTCTGGTGATGTGGCATCATTCTATAACATCAGCCAAGATGAAGCCTATACAAAGCTGAAATCCGTGTTCACGGGTGAGACGGAGACCCTTAAGGACCTGGGCATCGTCATGACCCAGAGCGCCCTGGACAGTTATGCCCTGGCGAACGGCTATGGCAAGGTAACGGCTAAGATGTCTGAGGCTGAGAAGGTGGCCCTGCGGTATAAGTTCGTGCAGGACCAGCTGTCCCTGGCATCCGGTGACTTCATCCGGACGGCGGATGGCTGGGCAAACCAGGTACGCGTCCTGAAGCTGCAGTTTGACAGCCTCAAGGCCACAATCGGTCAGGGGCTCATCAATGTGCTGACCCCGGTCATCCAGGTAATCAACCGCATCATCAGTAAGCTGATGAGCCTGGCCAATGCCTTCAAGGCATTTACGGAGATGGTGACCGGGAAGAAGGGTGGAGGAGGCACATCCGCAGCCACGGCCGGTATGGATGCGATGGCCCAGTCTGCGGATAAGGCCGGGGCGGCCGCCGGAGGAGCCGGCGGGGCTGCTAAGAAGGCCGCTAAAGACATGAAAAGTGTCAGCACAGGCATTGATGAGCTTAATATCATTAATCCTGATACCGATTCCGGAGGCGGTGGTTCCGGAGGTGGAGCTGATGGAGGGTATTCTGCGGACGAGTTCGATATGGGTGAGCTTGATACATCGGCCGTGGATGAGATGGACAGCAAGTATGCAGGACTGATTGAAAAGGCCAGAGAGCTTGCGGGACTGTTCAGGGAAGGATTCTGGGATGGTTTTGGCGATACGTCCGTCTTTGATAGTATACAGTCATCCATAGACAGCATCAAAGGCAGCCTGAGGGATATATTCACATCGCCGGAGGTGTTGGCTTCGGCTAATTCATTTGCTGACCAGGTTGCCTATAGCCTGGGACAGGTTGCAGGCTCCATGGCGAGCATCGGGACATCCATAGCGGATAACCTGCTGGGTGGGATTAGCCTGTTCCTGCAGCAGAATAAGGACCGTGTCATTGAGTATATTGTGTCCATGTTTGATATTGGCTCACGCATCGCGGAGATAAGCGGGAATTTTTCCAAAGCACTTGCAACTGTATTTTCATCTCTACGGAGTAACAGCGCCAAGCAGATTACAGCAGATATTATTGGGATATTTTCCGAGGCCTTCATGGGTGCCACGGAATTGGCAGGGACATTTGCGGCAGATGTACTGGACACCATTACAGCTCCGTTCATCGAAAATGCGGATTACATCAAGACAACCCTGGAGGATACATTCAGTGCTGTAGAACCTGTCTTTTCTACGGTTAAAGATTTGGTTACAGAAACTTTTGAAAAGATTGGTACAACATATGATGAGCATGTAGCCCCCATGCTGGCAACTTTCAAACAAGGGTTCACGGAAATCGGCACCCTGCTGCTTGATGTCTACAACACATATTTCCTGCCGGTATTACAGAACCTGTCATCTCGATTCGTTGAATTTAAGGACCAGTACCTGAGCCCGCTGATTGATAAGTTCCTGGAGTTTGGTGGAAAAGTAGCTGATGCGGTCACCAAATTGTGGACCGGAGCTCTACAGCCATTCATTGAATGGTTTATGTCCAATGTGGCACCGGTCATAGCTTCATGCCTACAAGCCGCCATTGATACATTCTTTGGTTTCTGGGAATCCGTTTCGGGTATCATAGAAGGATTGCTCACAGCACTTGGCGGTGTAATTGACTTCGTTGTTGGTGTGTTCACTGGTGACTGGAGTCTTGCGTGGGAAGGAATCAAGGAAATATTCACCGGTATTTGGGAGACATTGAAAGAGCTCGTTTCTGGTGCAGTAACATTCATTCAAAATGTTGTTAACCTGGCGTGGACTGCTATATCTGGAGCAACCAGTACCATCTGGAACGGAATCAAGACACTTTTGAATACTCTTTGGAACTGGCTTAAGTCTCTGGCCAATACATTATTCAATGCTATCAAGACATCCATCAGCACGGCCTGGGAGAATGTCAAGAGTAAGACATCAGAAATATGGGAATCCATTAAGGAATTCGTATCAAATCTGTGGGATACAATCAAGACAGCAGTGGATGAGAAGTTCACGGCCATGAAAGATGCTATTGCCGGGGTCTGGGATACGGTGAGAACAAAGACAAAAGAAACCTGGGACGGTATCTGGGCAGATATAAAGGGTATCATTAACATGATTATCAATGGTGTAGAGAGCATGGCCAACAGGGTTATTGATGCGATTAATGCCATGATAGACGCCGTAAATGAGGTGGCGGATAAGGTACCAGGCATCGGCGCTGATTTTATCCCGAATATACCAAACATCCATCTTCCGCGTCTGGCCCAAGGCGGTTTTGTCCGCGCCAACACCCCGCAGCTGGCCATGATAGGTGATAACCGACACTATGGTGAGATTGTGGCTCCTGAGGATAAGATGCAGGCCATGGTAGACCGGGCGGTAGCTTTAGCTTCCCAAACAAGCAGTAATGGCATGAGTGAGCAGTATCTGTCCATCATGGTAGACCTGCTACAGCGTATCATTGACCTGATAGAGCAGATGGACTTGACGGTCAATATCGACATCCGGGAGATAAAGAAGAAATTAGTGGAACTGGATAAGCGTAATGGATACACCATGCGGACTACATAAAGGAGGTGGACTAAGTGCCAATCTATATCAATGGACATGAATATCCAAACTATGATCGGGGTCCAGGCCTAACCATTGCTACGAACGTGAACCAGGGCAAGAATGCCCTGGGGGAATTCGTAGGGCAGCGCGTGGGCCGTGACCAGGATAAGATTGACGGCCTGCAGTGGTCCTATCTGGATGCGGCGACCTGGAGCAGCATCCTTAAAGAGTTTGAGGAGTTTGTGGTGACGGTCAAGTTTCCGGACATGAAAAACAACTGCTGGAAAACAGAGCGGATGTATCCGGGGAACCGGACGGCCAAGATAGACGAGATAGGTCCGGATGGGCTGCCCACCATGTATAAAGACTGTAAGGTGAACCTGATAGACTGCGGGGTGATGGAGTAGTGCAGGCGGCAAGTAATGAATATAAGGACATGATGCGCAGGAAGTGGAGAAACCCACTGTCTTACCTGCGTGTCACCATCGGCCTGATTAACCAGCAGGCCCAGGCATCCGCTTACATACCTGAGCGGGATGTGTATACCTATTATTCCGACCTAGTAAAGCCCATGGATAACTACAAGGTACAGGAGCTATATGCAACCTGTGACCAGGACTATACCACGGTGGATGGCAGCATGTATTTCCTTCCCAAGGATGCAGCAGACGTGGTGCTCAATCAGGGAATCGTGACGGATGGTCTTCAGGGGGAAATTGAAATCCGGTTTCCCGTTCAATATGACATTAAGGGGCTGACCGTGGAATTTGGCAAGGCATATCCCGTAGATTTTACCATCATTTCAGACAACCGGACCTTGAATGTAACGAATAATGCGGATGGCCATTATGTGACGGAGGAGATTTTTGAGGGAGCCACTTACCTGAGGTTTGTGCCTGCAGCCATGGTCAATGGACGGAGCCGGTTCCACATCAATCAGATTACCATGGGTATTGGCGTCTATTTTGACAGCAAGAAAATATTGTCTGCAACTAAGAAAGAGCATATCAGTCCGATATCGGAGGAGCTGCCTACTATTGATTTTGATGTGACCGTGGATAACAAGGACAGGGCCTATGATGTGGAGAATGAGGAGAGCACGGTAAACTTTTTGGAGATTGGCCAACAAGTTGAGGTCCTTTATGGTCAAGCCATGGATGATGGGACGATTGAGTGGATTCTGGGAACATCACTCGCACTGAAATCATGGTCAGCTGATGATACAGAGATGGATTTCCAGGCATCAGATTGTTTTGATGGGATGGACAGTACATATTACCGCGGCCAGTACCATCCGAATGGTATGAGCCTGTATGACATAGCCGTGGACGTCCTGACGGATGCCCGGGTGGATTACCGGAACTACTGGATAGATCCATATCTTAAGAATGTTCTGGTGGTCAACCCGATGCCGGTAGTAACGCATAAGGAAGCTCTGCAGCTGATTGCTAATGCCGGCAGGTGTATCCTGTATCAGAACCGGGCCGGTAGAATAATCCTTAAATCCAGTTTTGTGCCGGATATGGTAGCGACATCTGACAACGAGACGTACTTTTCTCATGCGGCAGCCATCCTGGACCATGCGAAAAAGGAAACGTATGCCCTGCCTGGCCAGGATTATACAGGCGTATCCGGCACACAATATTTCCTTCCAAGGCAGACCGATGGAATCGCATATCTCAATACGGGCTATGTATCTGAGGCCGTCGCTGGAGATAATGGGTTGTTTGCAGATAACCCTACAGTTGGAATAACCATGGAGGCAGTGTATAAGTGCTTTGGAATGACCCTGGAATTTGGTCAGAACTGGCCGGATACGGTCGTGTTCCATGCCTATTACAATGGTGCATTGCAGGAGGATTACATGGTTTCAGGGCTCACCCAGACCTATGTGGTCAGCCATGAGTTCCCGGAATTTGACTTCCTGGAACTGGAATTTGTCCGAGGATGTCCAAATAATCGTGTGGTCCTGGATAACATAACCTTCGGTGACAGCACGGATTATATCCTTGAGTATGGCGTGGAGCTGACCAAAACCCCAAAGGGCACGCAGCTGGCCAGAGTCAGGGAACTGCAGGTGGTACGCACCATGTACAATTTTAGCACAGAGGACACAAAGGAGCTTGTGAGGGAGACCATATCAGTGACAGAACAGGATAAACAGTATACGTTTTACCTGTCCAATGCCTCCTACGACCTGTCAGTGGTGCTCATAGAACCGTCAGAAGGTCAGACAGCAACAATAATAGGCAGCAGTGCCTATTATGCCACAGTGGAGCTTACAGGCATTGCGGGGGCCACCGAGGTGGTGGTTATGGGTAAGGAATACCTTATAACGCAGACTAAGGTCAGCAGGCAGCTCAACCCAACGGGTAGCATGGAAACCTGGGAGAACCCCCTGGTGTCAGATGGGGCCCATGCAGCCAATCTGGCTGATTGGATAGGAGATTACCTCAAATCGGACCGAGAATATGACCTGCAGTATCGTGGGGAACCCAGGATGGATGCCAATGACATTGCCTTTCTGGAAAATAAGTATGTTCCGGATTTATTGATACGGGTGACGGACCATACTTTGAAATTCAATGGTGGATTGAGCGGGACCATTAAAGCGAGGAGGGACATGAGTTATGTGGCAACAGCCAAAAACAGACTGGCAGTCCGGTGATTATTTTAATATCGGAGATTATAATCGCATCAAGGGCAATATCAATGAGATACGCGCCCAGGCCCTTACCCTGTGGCCAGACTTTGAATTTGAGGAAATGGGAGCGGATAAGACATATCAGGATTACGGCTTCTATGCAGATGAAATTAACCACTTTGAGGCCAATATAGACCACGTCTGCGTAGGGACATTCCCCTTCAATGTAGGAGAGAGGCAGTTTTATCATGACAACGGCCCATTCATTGACTGGCAAGAGCTGAACCGTATTGAATCCGCCTGCCTGAAGATATACAGGAATATATTAGGAAGGGCCGAAGGAATCAGGCGCCTGGCGTTCACACTTAATGGAGGTGCATTTGAGTAATGAGTTTAAAAACAGATTATAAGGACGACATTTTTGAGGGTTCCAGGATTTGGAGGATTGCCACCAATGAGGATGGTACCTGCACGATAGCAGATGTCACTCCATATACCCAGAAGGGGGACAAGTTTGGACAGAATGACATTAACACCACGAATAAGGCAGTGAATGCCCTGAACCATGTTGTCCCCGTCACACTCCAGGCATCCGGATGGAGTGCCGCAGCCCCATATACCCAGACTGTGCCAGTAGAGGGGCTGACAACGGAGGACAGCCCCATACTGGTAAAGGTGATTGCAGACGGGGCAACGCCGGAACAGGTGAAAGCGTATAACAAGGCATTTGGAATGATTGACGATGGGGATACGGCAGATGGCCAGGCAACATTTAAATGCTACAATAAGAAGCCCACGATTGACATGACCGTAGGCCTGAAAGGAGTGTAAAGACAAATGGGTGAAATATTGATGACAGGCGGGGGCGGAGGCATCACTTCAGATGATGTGACCGTGGTAAAGGCCCATATACTAAAGGGCGAGACTGCATTAACAGCGGACAGCAATGATGAAGTCATAGAGGGTGAGATGGATGTACAGAGTATACTGTCTTTTAATGGTGCCGTGTACTCTTCCACGGCAATCATGTTTACATGGCAAAATCCATTGAAGGGGCCGTTTTCAGGAGTAATCATCGTGGGAAAAACAGACGGTTATCCAGAAAACGTTGATGATGGAACAAGATATTATAAAGGTTATGGTAGTAATGTCATGGCCTCTGGGATATCCAATGCAGTCGTAAATGGTTTCGTATCAAATAAGACCTATTATCTTAAGGCATTCAGTTATGTTTCAAAGAATAATATCGAATGGATACATCCAGAGGCATTTTCCTGCGTTGAGGTAATAGCGAAAGGAATAAAGACATTCACATCCTCGGGAGAGTTCACTGTTCCAGAAGGCGTTGGTGCTATTGATATATTTGGTGTTGGGGGAGGCGCGGGCGGAGGTTCTGGCGGAAATAGTCGGTACGGTAATGGTTCTGGTGGAGGCGGTGGATACACCGTCACTGTTAAAGATGTTAAAGTTACCCCAGGTCAGAAAATACCGGTGACCATTGGAAATGGAGGGGCAGCAGGTATATATAATGGGTCTGGAAATAACGGAGGAGCCGGGGGAAATACAGTTGTGGGAAATTATCTTACGGCAAAAGGAGGAGGGGCAGGACAGGGAAGAAATGGCGGTGGAAATGATGGTGGAAGTGGTGGTTCCGGTGGCGGTGGGGGGTCCTATTACGCACCGGGTGTAACACTTTGCGGCGGAGGAGATGGTGGTAGCAATGGCGGTGCAGGAGTTAACAGCCATGGTAATGTCGTTTATTTAGGTGGCAGTGGACAAGGAAGAACAACACGTGCATTTGGTGAATCTTCAGGAACCCTATATTCCGCAGGAGGTGGAGGTGCGGGAGCGGATTACAGTGGCCGTGGTGGAGCTGATGGCGGCGGAGCTGGTACCAACTGGAATGCTTCTGGTTCTGGAGGGAACGGCAATACTAACACGGGTTCTGGGGGAGGTGGAGGCTGCAGCTGGTATAACGGCGGCACCGGTGGATCTGGCATAGCAATTATCCGATGGGGATATTAGAGAGAGGAGGACAACTGGAATGGTTGCGCATACAATTTATGCAATAATATGGGAGGATATAATCAGGAATATAACACCCTGTGATGATTATGAACTAGCAAATCGCCTGGCAAGAGCAAGCCATGGGAACAATGCATATGCAGTGGAATGCACACAGTATTCATGTAAAATAGGCGGGAGGTATGTTGGTGGTGAATTCTATGAGGAGGATGGCGTGACTCGTGTTAGGTACATACCGACTATGGAACAGCAGCTGGCACAACTGCAAGCAGAAAATGCGGAACTAACCATTGCTTTGGCAGATATGATAGGAGGAGTATCAATATGATAAGTAATATTCAAAGAAATATAATTATCCGGGCATTACGTATTCGGAAGGAGCAGGGGGAAAATCCAGAGGATATTTTGGACAAATATATGAATCTTACAAGCACTGATAAAGCAGAGATTATGGAGAAACTGGTAATGACTGCGGATGAACCTATGAGTAGATAGTGCCAAAAACCATTTTCTATGTTATACTTTAGAAAACTTATAGTAGGGGAAAGAAGATTATGAAAGATAGCAGTGGGGACAAAAGAAAAATTTATTTGGATATTTTAAGGATAATAGCCATTTTTCTCGTCATTTTTAATCATACAGGCACACAAGGCTTTTTTTTGTTTTCGGTAACCCCAGTCACCGTGGAATATTGGGTCTACTTATCCATGTCTATATTTTGTAAAATAGCAGTGCCATTATTTTTTATGATATCAGGTGCACTACTTATTGGAAAAGATGACACATTTAGAATTTTGCGTTGGAGAATTTCACGTTTTATTTTAGTGATTTTAGGAGCCTCTTTCTTTTGGTATGTGATACTGGTTAGAAATCATATTGAGCCGTTTTCAATATATTCATTTTTTCGCAGGGTGTATTCAAATGACGTGATTGTACCATATTGGTTCTTATACAGCTATTTATCTATATTATTGATGCTTCCACTAATAAGAAAAATGGCCCAAAACATGAAAGAAAAGGATTACATGTATTTGATTACCATGTATATCATTTTTTCTATGTTAATACCAGTTTTCCAATACTTTGCATTTAATAATACGGTGAATATAAGTATTGAAATTCCGATTATTACTTATATGCCTATTTTTTACTTATGCATAGGATACTATCTGGACCATTATTTTGATGAAGCTCGGATAAAAAAGCATAGGGAAATACTGTGGATAGTAGGACTTTTAAGTATTGTAGTGGCATGTTTTATGGTGCACTATAATTGTATAAATACAGGTATATGCAATGAAAAAAGCTCTCAGTTATTCCATTCAACCTTTATCTTAATGCCTGCTATAGGAGTGTTTTGCGGGGTTAAGTATGCAGCTGGACAGACCAACTTTTCTATATGCCAAAGAAAATGGATATTATCTCTTAGTCAGTGTGTGTTTGGCATATTTGTGATGGAACAATACCTTAGGGATAAAATCTTCCCTATTGGTACGAAGATATTTTATTTTCTTCCTCCAATTATAATATGCTGTGTGAATATAATGCTTGTAATAATAGTTGGTTTCATGTTAACAAGTATATTGAGGAAAATTCCTATTATACGAAAAGTCATTTGAGAATGGAGCGATAAGATAATGAAAAGAGAATATGTGATTACAATACAGGGGGCATTGGCAGCAGCTGGTGCCTTTTTGAGTGCGAAGTTGGGTTTCCTGTATCCGGTTCTTTGCGTCCTAATGGGGACGATGGTGCTGGACTACATAACTGGCATGTTGGCCAGTAAAAATGAGGCCATAGACCATCCGGGAGATGCCAGTTATGGATGGAGCTCCAGAAAGGGGGCTAAAGGCATTATTAAGAAGGTGGGATACCTGTGCGTGATTGCGGCGGCAATGGTGGTTGATTATGTAATTGTATCCGTGTCGGTAGAGCTTGGGATGCAAATATCTGTCAAGGCATTCTTCGGGCTCTTGGTGGCGGTCTGGTACTTACTCAATGAGTTGTTGTCCATCATTGAGAACGCAGGCCGTATGGGTGCCAATGTGCCGGAATGGCTACGCAAATATATTGCGGTATTGAAGGATAAGATTGACAATACAGATTATCAGGGAGGCAGCAGGACATAAAAGGAGGTGGTCCGTATATCTCCCGCCGCGAGGTTAAGCGGGCATTGCGATATCGCAACTTGTGACGTCACAACTTTTCATGGCTCAGGGATGCCCCTGGGCCTTTTAGATTGGAGGATAACACTATGAGTAAAACATCAGCAGGATTAATACGGCACTGCAAGGACAAGCTGGGCACCCCTTACGTCTACGGCGCCAAGGGCGAGGTCATTACCCAGGCCATCCTGGACCGCCTCGCCCGGGAGAACCCAGGCACATACACATCCACCTACAAAGCCAAGGCGGCCAGATACATAGGCCAGCGCTGCACGGATTGTTCCGGCCTCATCAGCTGGTACACTGGGCGCATCCGCGGCAGCTACAACTACCACGACACAGCCGTGGAGCGCGTGGGTATCGACCATCTGGACGAGTCCATGGTCGGTTGGGCGCTCTGGAAGCCGGGCCATATCGGGGTGTACATAGGTGATGGCTGGTGCATCGAGGCCAAGGGCATTGATTATGGCACAAAAAAGAGTAAGGTGACCGCCACTCCCTGGCAGAAGGCCCTTAAACTCTGCGACATTGACTATACCCCGGTCCCAGTGACATACACCCAGGGCTTTCAGCCGGCCGCAGACGGCCAGCGATGGTTGTATCAGTTTACAGACGGCAGCTATGCGGCCAATGGCTGGTACTGGCTCCAGGAGGCCACGGACGGCACCTGTGGTTGGTATCTGTTCGATTCCGAGGGCTACATGCTGACCGGCTACCAGGTGGACCCTGCCGGTGAGGCATTTTTACTTTGCCCAGTCAAGGGCAGCGACGAGGGCAAGTGCATGATTACGGATGCCAGGGGTGTGCTCCGGATTGCAGAAGAATACGACATGGTAAATCGACGGTACGTGTTCGAGTGGTGACACTGATGCCAGATAAGGATGGGGATAACAGAGGAGATGGGTCTAGTCCATAGGACCAGACCCATCCATGTACAAAATATTCGGGGGCATAGATGGTGACATCTACGAAAATATTATATTGACTAAATATAGACAAAGTATGAATAGGAAAAATAAAAAGATAACTTAAAAAAATTTTTTAAAATCTGCAACTTTTTTGAAATACAATACGTCTAATATTATGAAATTATAAAAAGGAGGATTTGATAATGAAGAAAAGAAATGTATTTGTAGCTACTTGTGTAACTTTGATGTTGGTTGCGGGATGTTCCGCGCAGAAAGGTGAAGTGTCTTCCGCAGCGTCTACACAGATAGTTAGCACTTCGATAGCGGAAAGTACGCTTGATGTGTCTTCCACTAAAAGCGGTGAAAATAGAATGGCTGAAGAAGAATCCACTCTTACAGGTACTATCAGTGACATTAAGGATTTTATGTTTGTTATCACCGATGGGGATGGAGTGGATTATGTTCTTAGCTTTGAAGGAGAAAAACCAGAAGGATTATCTTCTGTCAAAGAAGGGGATACGGTTTCTGTTGTTTATACAGGAAAACTGGAAGAAACAGAAGCATTCACTGGAACTGTGATTTCTGTGACAAAAAAGTAGCAGGTTTAATTCTTAACTGGAAAAATTTTGGACTAGTCAAAGAAGGAAGGACAGTATATAGAGAAGGCGCCATAATGGCGCCTTTTGTTATTAGTAACGAAAAACACCTCAATGTCAATGGAAAATTGAACTGTTGTTCACAGCCACATGCTTACTGAATTTGTCACAAGTAAAAAATGTATGGAGAAAAATACTGAAAAAAGCGTTTATATATATATATAAACAGTGGGGAGGTATAAAGTTATGATTGAAGGAGCTTATGTACAATATCAGTCTGCCAAGGCGGCAGAGGACATGTTTTGTGAAATGAGATTGCTTATAAATGATATTATGATGAATCATATTCATTTCATCAGTGACGAGACAGCCGCTACTGTTTTGGATTTAGCCATCAGGATAGGGGAGGCGGAAGGCGGAGAGTGAGGGAGGCAGATACCAAATGTTCGGGTGCGCATGTTCTGAAAAAGAGGAGAGGCTGACAGTTTTCTGCCGGCCTCGTTTATGAGAAAACATGTGCCGGTTGACAATGGGGTTAAAGAAAAGATAGACACATGATTCCAAACATGGAATATATCAAACAAATGTGAACAGATTATGAACAAGAAAAAATCATGATGCAGGCGGGTACCGGATGTGACCGGGCCCGCCTGTTTGATACTTAAATGATACTAGAATTTTTGATAACGAAAATAAATAGCATAAAAAATGGATGGCGGCAATATAAATTAGCGCTATAAATATGAAAGATATATAAAATAAAGTGTAGGCCGATTGTCGAACGATTATGGGAAAATGCTGCCATAATATGACAAATTCTGCGCCGGGAATCTGCTATGCTTGTTTGGATTAAAAACAGCGGGGTGATTCTATGGGAGAATTATATGAACCCTTCCCTAAGCTGCCGAAGAATTTCCGGCAGATAGGTGAGAGGGACCAGGTTTTAAAATTATATCTGGAAGATTATGTAAATACTTATTTAAAACGCCTCCAGCCGGCAAAGGGGGCTGATTTGCGTGTGGGTCTGCTTTTGGGAAGCAGGGAGACCCATGAGGACATACCCTTTGTTTTTGTGGATGGAGCCCTGGAAATGGATTCAGTCACCGAGGAAGGCGGAAAGGTGGCCTTCACTGAGGATGCCTGGAAAAAGGCCTACCAGGATGTGGAGCAGATGTTTCCCAAGCGCACGGTCCAGGGATGGTTCCTCTGCGCAGGACCCGGCTGTACCTTAAGCCCTCTGACTTATTGGAAACAGCACAGCCAGTATTTTACGGGAAAGAACCAGCTCATGTATCTGAACTGCGGTCTGGAGGGCGAGGAAGCTGTTTACATAACATCCTCAGATGGATTTTACAAATTGAGAGGATACAGCATATATTATGAGCGCAACCAGATGATGCAGGATTACATGATACTGCGCAAGGATGTGCCAAGGGCAGAAACAGGAGTGGATGATAAGGTCATCCAGAACTTTAAGCAGAAAATGGACGAGCGAAGGGTGGAGGCAGGACGCCACCGGAGTACGGTGGGAGTTTTGTCGGGCCTGTGCAGCGTCCTGGCTGTGACGGTACTGGCAGGCGGCGTGGCCATGTTCAATAATTATCAGAAAATGCACCAGATGGAAAGCGTAATTGCGTCCGTGGTGCCGGAAGGAAATATAAAGGACGGCCTGATGGCGTTTGCAGGTAAGGGCGGAACAGAAAATCCTTCCGGAAAGGGCTGGTCCGCTGCGGACGAGCCTGATTATGTGATTGAGGAGGCATCGGGAAAGGTATATCCCACTACGGCCCCGTCACCGGAGAACGGAGATGAGAAGCCCTCCAGGGTGACACCGGAAACGCTGGCACCGTCAAATAGCGGCCAGACAGGCGGGACAGGCCATGGAAGCGGCCAGACGGCGGCACCGGGCCAGGGAAGCGGCCAAACAGCACCGGACCATGGAAGCGGCCAGACGGCGGCACCGGGTCAGGGAAGCGGCCAGACGGCGGCACCAGGCCAGGAAAGCGGCCAGACGGCGGCACCGGGCCAGGGAAGCGGCCAGACGGCGGCATCAGGCCAGGGCGGCAGCCAGACGGGCGGGACAGGCCAGGAAAATGGCCAGACATCCGGCAAGGGTGAGTCCCAGACTGATTCAGCCCAGAAGAAAAATGAACAGACGGAGTCCGGTAATAGCCAGACGGCAGCCCAGACAAAAGCTCCGGCTGATGATTCCACACTTCCGCCAACCGGAGGAAGAGGGGAATCGGATGACCAGACCGTGTCAGCTGCCAGCTACAAGGTGTATACCGTGGCGGACGGTGAGACATTGTATGGAATCTGCTTTAAACTGTATCATAATCTGCAGCACATAGATGAAATATGCAGGGTTAATTCCCTGACAGATGAAAACAATATATTTGCAGGTCAAAAGCTTCTGGTTCCATAA